CCGCCATGTAGGCCCGCTCCAGCTTTCCCCAGTAGACCGGCGCCCACGGGTTCGCCCGGCGCCAGCCGTCCACCATGCGCCGCGCCTGATGCTCAGGCAGCACGACGTTGTAGAGGCGGCCCATCGCAGCGAAGGCACCCACACCGCCGGCGAATCCACAGGCCAATTCTTGCACCTTGCCGATCTGGCGCTGGTCCTTGTCAACCTCGTCATAGCCGACGCGGAACGTCGCTGCGGCGTTGTGCTTGTACACGTCCTCGCCGCGCTCGAAAATGCCCAGCTTGGCCGCACCGCTGTTGCTGTTCGACGCCCACGGCGTCACCCGCGCCTCGATGGCGGCCCAGTCGGCGACGACCAGATGCTTGCCCTTGGCGGCCATCAGCGACGGGCGCAGCATCCCCTTCAGCACGTCCGTGACGCGCCGGCCGAACTTGGGGACGATCTGGTGCCCGCGGACGATAGCCTCGCGGGTCAGTGCCGGGTCGGCGGCGCACTTGCGGGGGAAGTTGTGGACCTGAAGCCCAAACGATGAAGCACGGCCAGTAGCGCTACCTCCTGCAAATACGAACGCTCCTCTAACGCGGCTGTCCTCCTCGTCAGCAAGCGCTGCGGCGCGGCTAAACTTCGCAACGGACGAGGCCCAGAGATCATCCGCGCACTGGATAACTTCCGCCACTTCAGCCGGCACTTCATCGGCGTTCTCCTCCGCCAGCGCCAGCAGGTTGGCGCGCACGTTCTTGTCGATGGATAGCTTCGCTTCACCATCCTTGTAAACCGTCGCCAGCTTCAGCGCTTCCGGTCCAACGCGGTCCAAGACCCATGACCGCATTTTCGGGCTGCGGACCGACGTGACCACGCCTTCAGTAACTTCGCATACGATGTCCTGTATCTCAACAGCTTCCGCTTCTGCGTAGCGCACCGCCGCCAAAGCCAGAGGCTTGTCAAGCAGGACACCGCGGTCATTGATGCGCTCATTAACGTGATAGTCGTGCAGTTCATCGGCCGACAACTCCCGCTGCACCTGACTGATCGCCCGCATCGCCCGTACATCCTGTTCGCAGTACTGGACCATCTCGGCCATCAGGTCGGCGTCTTCGCGGAAAGTGCCATCAGCCTGCGGGATCGACAACAGCCGAATGAGTTGGCTGCCGCGGTGGTCCTTGCGCATCCCAGCACCGGCGAAGCGGCCGACATCCTCAAGGCTGCCCGGCGCGCAGTTGGCGCGGGCTTGGGCTGCGGTGCAGTAGAACTGCTCCAGCTTGAAGTCGCACTGGAGCACGTACCAGAATATCAGGCGCTCGAACGCGGCGTTGTGCGCGCGTATATGGCCCTTGTGGTTAGCGACGGCCTGCGGGAAAGGCTGGTCTGGCAGCCACGTCCGCACGTCCTCGTCGTCAAACGCGTAGGACATGCACAGCACGTCGGTGCTCATGTCCATCGCGTAGTTGTAGACGCCTTTGCTTTTCAGGTCGCAGCGCGACCGCGTCTCGAAGTCGATCCAAAGAATAGCCACGGATGCCTCACTTCATCCGCTACTCACCGGGGCGGTTATTCACCTGCCCCGGCTTTCGCACCCCCCGTTACGCCGTTGCGCGACGACGACGGCGCGGCTCGTCAGCCGCCGGAGTTTCGTCAGCATCGTCGGCTTCTACCTCAGGGGCGCTGTTCGCGTCCAGAGAGGTCCACTCGACGATGTCAAAGACCGGCGTATAAATCCGGCCATAGGACTTGTGCTGGTAGTGTTCCTTACGCAGACGCACCAGCGGCACGGGCTTGTCCGGGTTCTTGTCGGCCTGATCAGCGATGGCGATAGCCAGCGCCTGCACCGCACGCTTGCCGCCCACCGAAGTGACCGTGTAGCGTGCCTGCAAGCCTTCGTCCTCGCCGTTGGTGCACGCCAGCGACATGCCGATCTGCATTTCCCAGCCGCGCTTGGCGCCGTCCGGGGCAGGCCCGGTTTCCGGCAGCGGCTCCGACACCGGCGCCATCTTCTCGCCGAGCACCGTCCCTTCGCCCCACGCAATGAAGCCGTGGACGAACGAGAACGGGTTGACGGCCCAGAGGCTGTCATCCTCGACTTCGGTCTGGTCAGCGCCAAACACCCAGTGACCGGCCTTGTCCATCTTCAGGATGACCATGCCGGCTGCACCGCCGACATCTGCCTCCAGTGAGCGCAGGGTCTGGGCAAGCGACTTGACGGACGGCAGGTTAGCGCCGGCGAACGTAGTGAGATTTGTCATTACTGTACCTTCCTTCGTTGACGTTACTGTACTTTGGCCAGCGCCTTACGCAGCGTCTGCCCAATTGGCACGACTGCCGGCCGGGGATCGCTCTCCGGTGCGATAGTCGAGCCGCTTGACACGGCGACCACAAGGTCGTCGGGCAAGTTCTTCTTCGCCTTCTTCAGTTCCTTCTCGACTGCGGTAGGCGACTTGATCTTGAGTTCGTGGACGATGACGCCGTTGTCTTCCATGAACTTGGAAGCCTTGTCCTCGTCAATCCACTGACGCGTCGCGCGCTTGTTGACCAGCTTCCAGCCGGGCACGGCGTTGCCTTCTTCCAGCAGACCGTGCGCCAGTTGCTGCAAGTCCTTGATGAAACTCTCCACCATCGGGATTTGTTCAAGGTAGTGCGCGATCTGCTCGACCGGCAGCGCCTCGACCTTGGCCTTGGCGATGCGGTCGATGGCGCCGGTCATCAGCGGGCAGACCGGCTTGGCGGCGCACCAGCGGCAGTGGTCGCCGGCAGCCAGCGGTGCGTCAGGCTTCAGTGCCACCTTGACGGCGCGGGCCAGTTCAGCCTTGAACTGCTTGATGCGCTCGACCGTTGTCGTCCAGCGCTTGACGCTAGGCGGCTGGACAATGATCAGTTCGACTTCGGTCGCACCTTCAAAGACCCATGCCGTTGCCGGCGTGCGGATAGCAGCCGCAGCGTAGAAGAGTAGCTGGGCGTTCTCTTCGACTTCGACCGCGACCCCGTCGCCAAACTTCCAATCGAGCACAATAGCCCGACTGCCAAGCCGACCAATAAGGTCCACACTCCCGAACACGTCAGGCAGAAAATCGCCAAAGCTGACCACGCTTTCGACTGCATATTCCATCTCCGCCTTGGGGTCGATCTCGTCCAGCGCCGCCAGCGCGACCGCCAGCTTGCTCTCGATCAGGTCTGGCGTCAGCAGCGCGTCGTTGTGCTTGCGGCCCAGATGATCGTCGGGCGTACCGCCCTTGTCGAGAATGTCCGCGATGGTGTCGTGCAACAGCGTGCCTTCGTCGGCGTAGCTGCTGCTGGGCTTGGGCGGCATCTTGTCCACCAGCGCCACGCTGCCGGGGCAGGCGATGACGCGCTTGGCGGTTGAACCGCCGACAATACGACTGTGTTGTGCCATTACTGTACTCCACTGGATTGCACTGTTTGAGGCCGCCAGCATACACGACAAAAAGTGTTTCGCAAGGGTTGCCGTGCAAAAAAGTTTGCTGTAGTCCACAGGCATGACTGAGAAAGAGATCGAAGCCTACTTCGTCAAGCGCGTGAAGGCGCTGGGCGGTTACGCGTACAAGTTCCGCAGCGTGACCCAGCGCGGCGTGGCTGACCGGATCGCGTGTTTGCCGAACGGCCAGACGTGGTTTGTCGAACTGAAGAAGCCCGGCGGGCGGCTGTCTGCGTTGCAGGAAGTGTTCGCCGAAGAGATGGCCAAGACCAAGCAGAACTATGTCTGCCTGTGGTCCAAAGCAGGTGTGGATGAATGGGCCGACCACTTGAACTAAGGCCCTACCAGCACGACGCGGCCGACTTCCTGTACGAGCGTGACCGGGCGATGATCCTTGCGCCGGTTGGCGCCGGCAAGACCGCGATCACGCTGACGGCGATGCAGGCGATGCTGGACGACGGCCACGTCAAGCGCTGGCTGGTCGTCGCGCCCAAGCGCGTCTGCACAGACGTGTGGCCGGTCGAAGCGCCCAAGTGGTCACGGCTGACGCCCGCGCTGGCAGTCGGCACGCCGCAGCAGCGACGGGCGGTGCTGGCCAGCCGAGCGCCGGTTGTCGTCATCAACTACGACAACCTCGACAAGCTGGACGACCTGTCGGGCTTCGACGGGATCGTGTTCGACGAACTGACCCGGCTGAAGAACCCCGGCGGCAAGCGCTTCAAGGCGCTGGAAAAGCTGCTGGCGCCAGTCAACGTGCGCTGGGGCTTGACCGGGTCGTTCACGTCGAACGGCCTTGAGGACGTGTTCGGCCAGTGCAAGATCGTGGATCAGGCGCTGCTGGGCCGGTCGAAGGGCGCGTTCCTCCAGCAGTACTTCATCTGCATCAACCGCGACTTCGGTCAGTGGACGCCGGCGCCCGGCGCGCTGGAGCAGGTCATGCAGCGCATCCGCCCGGCGACCTACGTGCTGGAGCCGGGCGAGTACAAGGACAAGCTGCCGGAGTTACATGTCGTCGAGGTCCGCACGGCGCTGGACGACCGCGAGCCATACGAAAAGATGAAGCGCGATTATGTCGCACGGTTTGGCAGCGACCGCGTCATCGCGCAGAACGCCGCGTCGGTGACGGCCAAGCTGCAACAGATGGCCAGCGGGTTTGTCTATAACCGTGAGGGGGCGACGCCGGTGCACTGGTTCAGCACGCACAAGTTCGACCGGCTGGAAGAACTGCTGGATGAAAACCAGCGAGCCAATACGCTGATCTGGTACACCTATCAGGAAGAACTGGCCGAACTGCGCCGGCGCTATCCGCACATCCAGACGCCTGACGACGAAAACGTCGTCGAGCGCTGGAACAAGGGCGAGATACAGCTATTGGCCGCGCACCCTAAATCGTTTGGTCACGGGATCAACTTACAAGGCCAGCAGCACATGGTGTTTTTGTCGCTGCCGTGGAGCCTAGAACTTTACGAACAAGCAGTCGGGCGCCTGCACCGCAGCGGGCAGACGCGCGACGTTTGGGTTTACGTCATGCTGACGGAAAAGACCATTGACGAACGCATCTGGGCGGCGCTGCACGACAAGCGCGCGGTGTCCGATACAGCGATTGGAGAATTGAAGAATGGCTAAGGTATCGTGGCAGACGCTGGCAGTGAAGCTGCCCAGCTATTCGGAGGCGGAGGTCGAGCAGATGCTGGCCGACGAGATCACCACGCACAGACGAGGCGCCATCGCCCGGCGCCTGCACCAGCGGCTGTGCAAGCTGCGGATGGCGCGGGAACGGGTCGAGATCATGGAAAGGATGAAGAAGAAATGATCGACGATCAGTCAGAGCCGGGTTCGTGGAAACGGGCGCTGGAAATGAAAGCCGACATGGTCAATCATCCAGACCACTATAAGGTTGGCGGGATTGAGGCTATTGACTACATTCAGGCCAAGCTGTCGCCGGAAGAGTTCGCCGGGTATTGCCGCGGTAACGCGCTGAAGTACCTGAGCCGCGCGGGGCACAAGGACGCCACGGCGCAGGAGGTCGGCAAAGCTATTTGGTATCTGAACCGCTGGCGGGACAGTCTTGTTCACACAGACACACCCAAGTAGAGTTGTGCGCTTCGATGCGCTTGACCGTCTCAGGACTGTCAGTCTGGCTGTTGTACCGGATCGGTTTGGTGATGGCGCAGTAGCTATTCGCCACCGGCGGCGGCGTCGAACCGTGCACGCAGGCGCTTGTCGCGCTCAGGATCAGGAGTGACAGCGACATGCGCCGCCAAGTCGATTTGCCGTTGAATTTCATCGGCCGCTTCCTTCGCTGCTTCTTGCCGGCCCTGCTGCCGCAGCTTGTGTTCGTTCCACGCCGCCCAAAGGCGGTCAAGCAGCGACAGCAGGGACGACAGAAGTTTGATCACGCCTTGGGCGTTTCCGAAAGAAACACAGCGGCGACACCTGCCAGACCAGCGACCGCCGTGGAGATGGCCGCCCACTGCGTGTCCGACAGGCCGAACGTCAGCGCGATGGCGGAAAACCCGGCGTATGTGCTCGGCTCTTTCAGGCGGTGGAGAAGCCAGTGAAGGATGTTCATGTCATTTTCCTTTCGGGTAAGCCTTCCAAGGAAGTTCCCAGTGCGGGCCGTCCTTGAAGGTTCGCCAGTCCCCTCCCCATTGGATGGGGACATTCTCGGCGGCGGCAGCCGCCTTCACGATCTTGGCCAGCCGGTGATAAAGCGGCCAGTCCCAAGATACCTTACCGCCGATCATCGGCGCGAGATCGACAGCGTGACCAGTCAGGTGACGCGAGTTCATGGTCTTGGTCGCGCCGTTCGCCATCAGTTGCCGCTGGCGTTCCAGCGTGCGCAGACCCTCCAGTACCGTGAAGTCGAGGTCCGACATTGCGGCGGCCTTCTTGACCACGCGGACGAGGTCCGGGTGTACGCCTTCAAGGCGCGACAGTGAGCGGGTGCCGAGGACGATGCTCATACGCCAGCCAACTTTATGAGAATGCCGATCAGCAGCATGATGATTGTCCCCGCAGCAGTCATACCGACACCTTCCAACCGCTTCAGCCGCGCGCAGATACTCTCGTACCGGAGCGTGCAAACCTGTTCGTGCGCGTCAAGGCGGGCTTCGGTGTGGTCGATAAGGCTCATAGCAGGCGTCACTCTACGGTAGTTAATCAGGCCGAACAGCCCATGCTGGAAGGTTATACTGCTGACGCAGACGTTGTGCCTCTTCGCCCCGACTTGTCGCGCGGGCGGATTGGCCGGCGGCGGGGAGCATTACGTAATTACGGCGCGGTACAGGCGCTTTACCGGTGGCAAACGCGTTGCGGGCAGCCGCGGCCTGACGGGTTGTCATGGCGTTGGCGCGCAATTTTGACGCTCCGCCGGCCAAGGACGTACCTAGCGCAACCGCAGCGGCCTCTGGTCCCAAGAAGGACAGCATAGACGCCGCGATGCCTGCTTCGGCGGCTAGCCCGCGGATAGAGTTCGGGGTTAGCCAATCAGCGATAAAACGAAGCGCCTTGTTTGACGCAGTGCCGCCGGCAATTTCGCGGATATACTTCTGCTCTTCGGCGCTGAAGCCCTTCATCCGTTTCGGGTTGTTGGCGATCTCGCCAAATTTTTGGCGCAACGCTTGCCCCATAGACGGGGGCTTTTCGCCGGTCTGCGAGCGGTTATACGCTGCCTGCACAGTGTCATCAAAGATTTCGGTGCGCGCTTTACGCGACCACAGTTCACGCGCTTTCTTCAGCGCGAAAGCGCCTTCAGGAGCGTTACCCGCCGAAACATTCTGCGGGTTCATCACGAAATCGTCGATTTTTTCGATAATGATCCGACCCAAGCGACGTTCATCCGGGGAAATGCTTCCCGCGGCGTTCTTAGCTACCCGGCGCAGCACATCAATGTCGTCCAAACCGAGCGGGTTTCCTGATTTGACCGCTGCGTTAAAATCGCGCAGCGTTGCGGCGACTTTAGGGTGCATAGTGCGGTTGAAGCCTTGGCGGGTCAGATCGGCGCCAATATCTGCAGTAAGCGTGGAAAAGTTCTGGTTGGGAAAAACCATCCCTGCGCTCTTCGCCTGTGTATACGCCGCGTCGGCTTGTGCGCGCAACTGGTCGATACTCGGGCCTTTATCGGTTTTGACGCCGGGTTTGCCGCCCAGAAAGCCGCCCGTAAATCCAAGCGCCGACAAAGCTAGGGGGTCAGTCACTTCACCATAGTTGGCGGCCGCAGACGGCAGACCAGCCCCAAATGCTCCAGACAGGGCTTGCGCGCCCGGCTGTTGGGCCATGACGTTTAGTACGCGCTGCGTAGTGCCCGCGTACCGCGGGGCCAGCGTGCGAAAAGCTGCGGCGGGCGAGACGGCGCTCGCGGTCCCTTCCAGCACATCGCTGTATACCTGCTGAGTTGGTGTAGTAGGCCGGGCGCCGATACCAGCTCTTTCATATACGTTCTGGATAGTCTGCGACGGCAGCGAAACCCGCGGACCGCCAAAAGCATTCGCCGCAGCGTTGTACCCCAGCGTCAAGAGATCACTAAGACCCAGCGACAAGACGCCGCCAGCAGCCCCCGGAACGGCGCCAATACCGGCGAAAGGCGCACCGGCAGCCGCGCCCGCGGTAGCCACCGTGGCATAAGGTGCTAGAGCACGCGTAGTGACGCCCAGCCAGCGCCCTGCCGAGTTATCCCGCGAAGGCTGCTGCCACTCGATTTTATTAGGGTCGATGGGTGGCGGCGCGGCGGGCGCAGCCGCAAACGCGGCTTCAGCCGGCGTTTCTTCATCCCATTTAACTTCAGCGGGATTAATCGGCATACTCGACGCTCCCGTCGCTGAACTCGACCACGCGGCGCCCTTGGTATGTTCCAGAGCGGACTACACGCTTTCCGGTGGCAGCTATCGGCGCCTTACCCGCTTGCGAAACGGGCGCCGCGCGGCCTTCCAGCTTGGCTTTACGCGCTTCGGCGCGCTCTAGCCCCCGCTGTACGATGTCGCGCAGTTCGGCGGCTGCCTGTACAAACGCTGCCTCAGAAATGTTGCGGCCGAGCCGGCTAATCGCCGCGGTAGCCTTTTCGCCTTCGACCTGAGTGATCGCGCCCCCACCGCGCAACTTGTCGAACGCCTCCAGAAACGCTGCGCCAGTTACCTGCTTGTACATGGCGTCAAAGTCGGCTTCTTTAGACCCCGAGAATAATCGCATACCGGGGATGCCTAACCCCACTACACCTTCAAAACCTTCGTGCGGCGCCACGCCGCCTTTTGGGATAAAAATTTTGCCGTCTTTACCGATGGTAGCGTCGCCGACCATCTGCTTCAGAACATTCAAGCTGCTGCGAGCAATTTCGGTGTTTTTCGCGTACTCGCTCAAAACGCCACGTCGCTTTCGGCCTGTTTCGACGAGCGCGTCTCTTCGTAAGTTTCCTGCGGCGTTCTGCGTTCCGCCTTGGCTTTTTCACGGATAACCGGCGTCGGCACATTATAGACGCCGGGTGTAGGTGACTGCATCGGCGGCTTACCGCGGAACTGGACGCCCGTATCTTCATAGCCTTGCAGCGACTGCGTCTGCTGAAGCGTCGGTGCACCTTCTTCAGGGCGGTAGACGGCGCTGCGCATACCTTCCGGCGCCTGTTCGTTCGGCATGATCCGGATGTTGTTGGCCCGCAAAATCTGCGCCAACTGCTCGTCCTTGCCCGGACCGGCGGCAGCGCGCATAGCCTCGAAATCGGACTGCGACACGACGCCGGTGTCCATCATCGTCTGGACCATAGCGCCGAGGTCAGGCTGCGGTGCCGCACCCATAGACATAGGCTGAAGCGGGTTGCCCATCGGAATGCGGTTAAGCGGAATGCCTTGCTGAATAAGGTCTTGCGGCGTGGTGTTGACCCCGCGGGTTGCGCGTGCGGCAGGCCCTGCGGGCGGAGCGGCGCCCATCGAAGGTGCGGTGGCGGCTGGTGCGGGCGGACGGGCGCCGGCGGCAGAAGGCTTGAATTGGTTAAGCGGAACGATACCCTGTGGGCCGAACCCGCCAGTGACGGCGACAAATGTATCGCCCTTTTCGTCTTGCACGACTTCGGTTTCGCGGGGGCCGTAGGTAGCGTTAAACACTTGGTTAACGCTGCCAACCAGCTTGATCAACTTTTCTGGCGAAAAATCCTGCGGCGGAAGATTGGTTGTGAAGAACTCAACCATTTCTGGGCTGTCCTTACCGACAGCGTTCAACCAAAGCTGATAGCCTGCTTGGTTTTGCACTATCGGCGCCCGCGACGTATGGTACGCAAGCTTCTTGCCGGCCATCTCAATCTCAGCCGCCGATGCTTCGCGCTGTTCCTTGGCCTGCGCCAATTGCATCTGCTGCTGCGCGACCGCAGCCTGCCGCGCTGCGGCGTCTTGCTGGCGCATCATATTGATCATCTGCGCGCCCTGCTGGATAGCCGGGCCAAGTACGTTAACCTGTGGGGCGCGGGCGCCGAGGGCGATCATCTGGTTAGCCATCAGAAAATACTCGGATTGGCGGCAAAGGTGCGGTTGACATCGGCCGAAAGACCGCCACCGCGGTTAGCTAGCGAGTTCATGTAGTTCACCTGCGCCTGATACAGCGGAAACTGCGTGGCCATGCTGCCGATAGACCCAAGGGCGCTTCCGAGCGCGTTTGCGCTGCCGACATAACCCGACGCGCGGGCCGCGCCAGCGTTCATGATGTTCTGCGCTTGGCTTTGCCCGGCCTGACCGGCGGCGCCAGTTAGCACGTTAGCCGCGCTCTGGCCCGACCCCATCAGCGACTGAAGCGGGTTCAGGCGCGCGGCGCGCTCGACCTGATAGCGGTTGAACGCGTTCTGGTATTCCTGACTGGCCAAGTCCTGCCCGAAGCGCTGGATGCCCTTCAGCGTAGCGCCCGACATCAGACCGCCGCGTGCAGCCGCCGAACGCTCCAGCGCCTTCGTCCCTTCTGACTGGCGGAAGGCGTAGCCGGGGTCTTGCTGGAACTGTTCGGTGCCGAAGGGCTTGGCAAGGCTGCCGTAGCCGGCAGCCGTAGCGTCACCGCCGATGCCGAGCAATTGCATGATCTGCTGCTGCGCAGTGAGGCCAGCCTGCCGGAACGGCTCTTGCAGTTCAATCTGCCGCTGGAACATCCGCTCCTGCGCGGCCAGCGCTTCCCGCGAAGCCTGCTCCTGCGCGCTGGCAGCCTTCTTAGCGCCGCTCGACGCGATAGCCGCACCGCCAATGGACGCAACGCCGCCGATAATTGCACCTGCAACGGGCATCAGTCTAACTCCATCCTGAATATGCGGTGCGGAACACCGAATGTTTCTATCACTTCTCCGGTCGGCTGCATACCCCCTTGACGGGCAAAGCGTTCGACGTGCGGCGACCGCGGCGGTATCTTGGTCCAAAGTGCCTTGGCGCCGTGCCGGCGCGCGAAGTCGATGCCTTCAGCGCGGGCGGCGTTGCCCCATTCGCCGCGGCCGCTGCGCAGGATGAAGGTGTGGACTTCATACGTGCGCGGCGCAGTCCATAGCAGCCCAAAGCCGCCATGTTCGCCAAGCAGGAACCAGTGCTCTGGCCGTTCGACAATCGCCGACAGGTCCAGTTCGCCGGCTTCCGGCGCTCCCACAAACGGTCGCACGTCAGGGTGATTGACTACCCGGTTGACGGCGTCCGCGTCGTGAGTGCGCGCCAGCCGCATTAGCTGACCAGTCGGCCCGAGGCGCGGATATTGATGGCCGAAGCCGTGCCGGCGATGGTCGAGATGAACCCGTTGACCGGCAGCACATGCCCGACCAGTTCGGGGAACGTATATGTCTCGGACGGCTGGAGCGTCTTGGTCTTGACGATCAGGTTATCATTCGTCGCGCTGCCGGCGGCCGTGATCAAGTTGACGCTGATCGTCGCTGCGTTGGCGCTGTAATTGGTTGCCGTAAACTTGTCGATAATCGTCTGGACGCCATTCGACGTGTATTGCGTCGTCTGGCTGTTCTCCGCGGTCTTGGCCGGGATGATGTTGCTGATGGTAACGGCCATTTATACCTCCATGGAACTAATGTTATCGCTCACCGTGAGGATAACCGACGGCACCGCGGGGTGGACACCCGTCGCCGGATCGGCGTGCAGGCTGACACCAAGGTCGTCCACTTCCCACATCAGTTCAATATAGTCGCCGGCGTTCAGTTGTATCAGATAATTCCACGACACGACAAGTTCCGTGTTATTGCCTTCAAGGCGAATCACGCCGGCGCTTTCAGGAACATTAAAGCCGTTTTTGCGCAGCCAAATCCAAGCGCGGTGCGGGCTCCCGCCGGCATTAATAAACTGCGCGGAAAACTGAACGTTGTAGATGTTGGGGCGGTCAACGGAAATATGTGAGGTGGTAACGCCTCTGGTCACGCCGAATGATAAATCGGTCGTGTTAAACGTAATCGGGTAGGCCGTGTTGATGACGGCGGCCGTCTGATCGGTCGTATCATAAAAAGAGCCGTAGCGCGGGGTGCGGTACTCGCGGGCTGGCGGTGACAGCGCCAGCGCTTGAAGCTGCGACTGAATAACCGCGATGTCGGTTTCGCTGGCCGCGCGCGGTTCGGCGCCGACAGCTTGTGCCAGACTGTTGACCTTGGCGTCTACGTCGGCCGTAGCCGTGCAGCAATCAGGTGCGCTTTCCAGCCCCTGAATAGCTTCGCCGAACACGGCATCATAAGAGGCCAGCAGCGACGCCGTGTCGGGGGCTAGAACCGTTTCGTCTTGATTAGTTTGCGTTGCGGTCAGCAGCGACAGGAAGAACCGATACCACTCACGGCTAATCGCCCCGCTGCGCTCGTCGATCAAGGCGACGCGCGGCGGCGTAAGCTGTGTGGGGTTGATCGGTGCGGTCATCAGGCCCGCGTCCCGCTAAGGAGCAGTTCAGCGCCCATGATGTAGATACGCACCGGGTCGGTGCCTGACACCTCGTAAACGCGGTCGCGGATTTTCATCGTCGCGCCTAGCCGCCGCCAGATGGTACGGTAGCCGTAGCGGCCGATCTGGCCCATCGACTTCCAGTGTTCGTTTGACCACGTATGGCCGCCGTCGTCTGACCAGCGCAGCATGACCTGCGGGTTGCTGCCCTGCCCGACGTTCAGACCAACGCCTGTCTCGCAGTCAAGCTGCATCGAGTGCTGGATCGTGCGGGCCAGATTGTTAGCGCCGGTCGGCAGCGCGCGCCACGAGCGCAGCCATTTCTGCGGCTGGCCATCATCCGAGTAGACCTCAAGGTCGAACTTGTAGATTTTGCCGTTCTGGTAGTCGCCGATGACGTTTGTGCTGTTGAAAAACATCTGGCTATTTCCGCGATGGCGGTTAAACTGCCCGGCCGCAAACGAGGCGCGTTCGTGCCATGCGCCGGTCGCCACGTCGAATACCCACGTCGTGTTGGCGCTGGGGAAGTTCAGCACATAGAAGCTGTGGCCGTCCTGCTGATAGGTGTAGCCGACCGCGTCTTCGATGTTGGCGTATTCTTGTAGCTGCCACTCGATAGCGTGCGTCGAGACGCGCTGGCCAATATAGCCGGCGGCCCGGTAAACCATGCCTTGCCCGCGGGCGTCCTTGCCGAGCCAGTAAATCTGATTGTCCATCTTGGCGATGGAGTACGGCGCTGCGCAGCCCAGTTCGTTGTACGCGCCTTGGATGCGGGTCAGCGGGAAGTCCAGCAGACCGGCGTCGTACCAGACTTCGGTCGAGTTAGTGCCGAACACCCACACTTCGCGGTGGTCAACGAACACCGCCACGACATCGTCCGGGTTGCCTTCGGCGCTGGCAAATTCCAGCGGGTCAACGCTGGTGCCGTCCAGCAACTGCGTCACCCAAATCTTTTGGCTGTTGGGTTCGTTGAACGTGAAATAGCCGTCGATATAGCCGACCGTTGTCGCACCCGGGAAGTCCGGATCGGTAATCTGCTGGAAAACGCCAGTGTTGGCGTTGTAGATGTAGCCTTGCGGGTTGGCCGCGATAAACAACTGAATGCCGTTGTCGGCCATGCTGACCGAGCCGGTGCCAGCCACAGTGCCCTTAGCGACCGCGTTCCAATTGCTGTCGATTTGGAACAGCGTTGGCCCCGACACAACGTAGCCGTAATTGCCGAACGTCCACATGCCGCGGATCGGGCCAATGCCGACCGTAGCCAGCGCGGTTAGGCCGGGCGCGCGCTGAAGAAAGGCAGGCTCTTTGCCGCCTTCGGGGACAACCTCGGGATAAATGTTAATCATTCTGTTGTCAGCAGCGTTGACGCTGCGAGCGACATACGCCGCCCCGAGGATCGGCGTTTTCATCAGTAGTTCCCTGCGTAAACGTTGAACCGCTGCCTAGTCGCCACAATGCTATACGGCATCGACATGATGTCGTTCGGGTTGTTGATGCGCTTGAGGTTGCGCTTGCTGGCCATCGCAATGCGGCGCACTTGAGATGACGGCTCCGTGCCGAACTCCGGAGCCATTTCGCAGGCCAGATTGTAACGGAACGCCCGCAGATAGCCCGGCGGGAAATGAAGTTGGGTGGCCAACGTCGCCGGTCGGGTCAGTTCTTCAACCGAAACGAAATGCCACTCTAGGTCACGCGTCGGGCGCGGATAGATGAACATTTCCACGTCAGGAAACGTCTCGTTGACGAAGATAACCTGCGGGTACGTCGAGGTCACGGTTTTAACCGCGATGCCGTTGTACTGTTGCTGGTTGATAAACTTGATGCCGTAGCTGACACCGGTGCCCGGATCGCGGAAATAGGTACTGTCGTCGAGCAGCACGGGGCGGTTGCCGACGAAGTTGCCAGAAGGGCCAAGCGTGCGGCGAAGCTGACCGGCCGGCCAGATAAACACCTGATCCTGCGTTGCGAACACGGACAGACGTTCCGTATTCCAGCTATCCAGCATTTGGTTCATGGCGTTCAGCGCGTCTTGAGACGTTTCGGCCGAAGGCACTTCACCTTCGGCCAGAACGCCAAGAAGCCTGAGCGAACCGTTGATGATGTCGCCGGCCGATGCCATTGTCAGTCTTCCTGCTTGATGCGCGGGCGTCCACGGCGCTTGGGGGCCGCCAGTACGTTCACGACTTCGTCTTCCTCGTCGTCGCCATCGTATGCCGCCACGGAAGGCGTTTCAGGGTTATAGCGTTCCCAGCCGTGCATTTCATCATAAATCGCTTCGGCCTCGTCAATCGCGACCTTAGCGCCGTGCACCGCATGAACCATGTAGATAATAGCCATACAACCTCGCAAATGGGCGGCCCGAAGGCCGCCCATGTTTTTAGGCGATAAGCCCGAGCGCCGTAAGGCGGCTCTCAAGCTGTGCAACGCGGGTCTGAAGGTTAGCGATAACCGACAGAACAGTGTTGCCTTCGTCCTTAGTCGCAAAACCCCAAGCACTCGAATTGATGAGGTCTTGGATCGCGTAGTCCGGGGTGCCCGGAGCAGTCGAAGTGATCGACGTAAGCTGAGTGGTCAGCGCCGCGCCCTTGGCCGGATAGACCGGGTTGGCGATGGTGGCACCATCGAGGTACTGGTCCTCGTAAGCGACACCGATAGGCTTGGTGTTTGGCATGACAGTCTCCGTAGAGTTAGGCCCCGGCGGTTAAGCCGGGGCCAAGTCGATTACTTCAGGAACGCCGACCAAGTCGCGTCGCCGGTCTTGACGATTTTATAGGTATGAGCGCCAAAACGCGGCACCGTCACCGAACCGTAGACGGTGATGCCCGTACCGGCCGTAACCGGAACAGTCGAAGACGTACCCGAGTTGTTGTCGTTGCAGATGGTCAGGTCAAACGACGAACCCACCTTGGCCGACGGGATAGCAGCGTCAAGCTGCGCGCCCGTAGCGGTCGTAACGGTCAGGGTTGCGTCGCTGGCCTTCTTGCAAACAACAAGGCCGACAGCCATCTGAGCGCCGGACAGGGTAGTGTCGCCGGTCAGAGTGGCCGGAATCGACTGCACGCCGAGGACGGCTTCGTTCAGGTTGCCGTCGCCAAGCTGGTAGCCACCAGCACCATTAGGAAGAGCCATTATAAATCTCCTATAAGAATTTGCCCCCGGCCGAAACCGGGGGCGGTGTTAGGTTAGCCCCAGAGACGGCAAGCCATCTGCGGACGAATGGTGCTGTAGCCATACAGAACGTCAATACGGCAGGGCATACGGTCGTTGTTGATGTCGTACTGACGAACAACGCGGAGCGAGATGCCGTTGTGCACCTGACGCGACGCCATATCGACGCCCTGCGGCAGCAGGAGGTCGGCGGTGGCGAAGGTGATCGCGTCCTTGTGGTACACGAGGTTCTGCGCGTACTGACCGCCCGAAGCACCGACGAACACCACGGCCTTGCCGTTGCCCGGCAGCGACGAAACGGTGGCGAGGGCGTGACCGGCCGAATACATCGGAGCGACGGTGATGTTGCCTTCGCCCGAGCCGCCCAGCGTGACGTTCGATAGTGCGACGAACTGGAACAGCGAACCAGTCGACTCACGGGTCTGCGGGTTGACAGCGTAGCAGTCAGCGACGGTGAACACGTCGCCGGCCTTGACGGTGTCGCCGCTACCAGCGCCGGTGATGGCGATGGTGGTCGCGCCTTCGACCGTGACAGCCGCCGAGGTCGAACCGCCGGTGGCGTCGCGGGTGCCGCAGGTGAACTGCTTGATCGACTGCGACATGTTGATTTCTTCGAAACCAAGCACGCCGGTACCCATCAGGCCGTTTTTGAACTGACGGCTGACGGTGTCGGTCGGGTTAAACAGTCCCTTCATGCCTTCGACCAGACCGGCGTTGGCGGCCGGGTTGACGGTGGCATAGCGCGGCGACATCACGGCGGCGTTTTCGTTCAGCTTCTGCTGGGCCTGAAGCAGAACCAGCGAAGTGGCCGGCGTGGTGCCGGGGGTGCCGACCGAGTTGCCGATGGTCGAGAAAGCGTTGGCAACGTCCGCGTCAATGCTGGCAGCAAGCTGCGAGATACGCGGCTTGAGCACGCGCTCGGCAAAGTCGTCAAGCTGCATGGTCATTTCGGCGGTGGTGAAGTTCACGCCAATGTGCTTCTGGTTGGCAACGGTCAGCGTGGTGAACTGCTCGTTGTCGTCCTGCACCTGAAGGGCAGCACCGTCGGTGACGAGCGCACGGTCAGGCAGACGGATGCGCAGGGTCGAACCGATCTTGGCGCCTTCGACGGCAAAGCTGTCGTCGTACTGGCGGTTGACGTTGCGGGTGAGCACGAGGTTGTTCTCAAGGATTTCGAGAGCCTTCCGCGTGATCATGTCGATAGTAAGAATGCTGTTGGACATGGTGGTATTCCCAAATTAGCGGTTACGTTGTGCCTCGTACTTCTTGATCTGCCGTAGCCGTTCCGCTTCGATCCATTCCGACGTGCTCATTGACTTGGTCGAACGAGGGTCGGTGGTGTCGTATGCGGGTGCGCTAGAAGCGCGTGGCGTAACAGGAGCAATCGGTGCCGGGGCGGTTGAAGTTTTTCTAACCGGCGGATTTGAGGACAATGAAGCCTCAATCTTTCCGATTTCCTTTGCCTGCAAGATCGGGTGCAATCTGGCGATGCGGTCCGCTTCCTTGGGGTTGGAGCCGAGCCAGTAAAGGACATCGGGGCCAACATCCGAGGCTTGGATGCTCTGCGCCATGTATTCCGTGACGGGCAGGTTGGGGTTGTACGCGACTTGGTCGAAGTCGTCGTAACGGTCCCGCGTTGCCTCTTCACGGTCGTGGTACTGTTCAAGCAAGGCTTGCTGTTGCCGTGCGGCTTCCCGCTGGTTCAGCAATTCTTCCGCCTTACGTTCGGCCAAAGCCTCTGCGTATTGGTCGTAAGTCTCGAACTGCTCGGGACTGATGTCCGCAGAAGCGGCTGGCTTCTGGCGGGCTTCCATATCCGCAAGCCGTTGAGCCTGCTCTCGTTCCCACTTGCGCTGCTCTCTTGCAAGCCGCTTACCGACAATTGCGTCCAGTTCTTCCTGAGTGAAAGTCTTGGAGGCTTCCTGCTCGGCAGGCGTTTCCGGCGTTTCGTTTTCTACAGGCTCGACTGCTGCCGTGGCTTCGAGTTCTGGCGCGGGCACTTCCGCTAGTTCAGGAGCATCATCGCTCATTTGGTTTTGACCTTTCCAGTCACCTGATGTTCCGCATCAGTACGGTTACAGGCCAGTCTACAACATTTGTTGCAGGCTGGCAATCTCGTTAAAGGTTGCCTTCGCTGGTCCAAGTGCCGGGCGATCCGGCCACTGTACATACCCACGACTTTGGCTGACCAACAGCCGGCGATTGATTATACGCGCGGTCGCCAATCTCATATGTTTGGTCAGCGTCGCTAGGGACGCCCGAAGTCGAACTAATCATTTTTCCGTTAACGCCAATCGTTGCAATCATAGCGCTGTCTGGAAGATCGTCGTTCATCAAGCGCTCAAAAGGTGTATTAGCTTCGGCTAGGACAATGCTGTCAACAACGATATATTCGTTGCCGTTGGCTACATTTGAACTTTGGTTTACGTAAGTGTTTAGGAAAATCTGAGTTGCGTCTACCTGAACTGTTACTTCAGTCCACATAAACTGCCATTCCCCAACTGAAAAACGGTTGTTGCGGCTGTCGCTACTTACGGTCGCAGAGCCGTTAAAGCTATCTAGTGTGATTGACGGAAACTTTGTACGGGACGCAAAAACGTCGGTAAATTCGGAAATATCCGGAACATAAACCCAAGCGCCCATAACGATGCGTTTGCCGCGCAGTGACGTAACTGCGCTTCCAACTAGCGTCCAAGTCAAAACATTAAAGTTTTGGCCTGCCGTAGCGGTAATTTTAACCGCATTAGCACCTTTTCGCACCAACGTTGTTTCTTGGGCAAAAGTGCTGCGGTTCGGAGTTACGTTGTTCCAGCCACGGAACCACATATCAAAATTGCGGTTAGGAAAATAGTTGAAGCAAGCGCCTTCTTGCTTGCTACCTTCAGTCAACCAAGGTGAAGCGTTTAACGCTCCATTAGACCATACGTTCTGGCGAACATTAGTTGTATTGCTTGTGGTCAATACCGTTGGGCCACCGTTGACGCCACGCGAAACATGGCCTTCCACAAATAGCCCGTCAACGTCATCTGCAGAAAGCATAGCTGTGCCTGCGGTAACGTAATCAACCAAATTCATTCCAGTGATACGTATGCTTTGACACGCCGTTGTAGCACCAATGGATAAGTAAGGTGTTGCGCGAGGAGCGCTAACTACCTGCTCCCAGTAAGGCGAAGCAAAATGAACTCCCCCGCAACCATCTATTGTGGCCGCAAGAGGTGATACGTGTCCCCCTTCGTCGAGAAGTTGGCGAAAAAATACCCCGTAACTTCCGGTAAGGCTAAAAGCCTTTTTATTGTTTTCCGCCCTCAGATTAATATCTGAAGAGTTTAGATTGGTTCCGACTAAACCAACATCACAGCAGTTAACATGCACGTTGTCTAATGTGCCGATAAACCCAGAAATGTCCAAGCCTACAGCAACGCCATATATAATGATGTTTTTGTAGTAAAATCGGTTGGCGTAAGTAGTGTGCTTAATTGCGGTGCAATTTTGCGCCGCGCCGCCAGCTATATATGTGTTGAAAACAACGCTCGACGCAATTTGCAAATCTTCAACCGAAAAAAACTGCGCATTTGCTGGGTAGACAAAAACAGCAGTACCGTCGCTGATGATAGGGTTAATCCTCGATCCTCGCCCATCACCATATATTTTTGAATTACCATAACACGAAATCGACGAACTTACTTTGTAAATCCCCGCAGGAATATAGACGCTTGCGTTATTGGCGTTCGCGGCGGTGATCGCGGCTTGAATGGCCGCAGTATCGTCCGCTGTGTTGTCGCCAACCGCGCCATAATCCAGTACATTTACCGGCGCGCCTTCTATCATTGAGTATGTTGCTTTGGTCAAAGACATGGCGGACACCTATTTTGAAAATGATTGAGTTTCGCTGTTTATCAAACGCTGGGGCCAATACGATAATTTTTTCATGTGACCAAACAGCGAAGCAAACCCGACTTGATGCCCAATATTAAGGGCACTGACAGCAGGAACTAACCCTAAGCTATCGGTCCCAACTGCGGCCCCATTGGTAGCCGCGACAAAACTGTCCGCTTTGTACGCAAAAGCTGTTTTGGTTGTGGTCTCATTTGTAAGTGTGACCCCAGTGCTTATGTTGGCTTGCGAGGAACCACTGGAATTAATAAACACGAATGGGATGGCGCTTGTGCTAATGTTAACATAAAGTCGGTTGTTTAATGTGGTATCGTTAACAGATATTACTGCTTTGCTAAAGGTGCTGGCCGTAGCAGCGTTAGATGAGTATTCAGCAAGAAACGCCCCTTCGCTGGCGTTGTACCAACTGCTAAAATTTGTCCCTGTCATTGATACAACGTCAGAGTTGCGCGTCAGGCTGGTCGTGGTCGTTGGGATGTAGCTGGTCGCAAATGCTCCTGCTTCGAGTTGTGCGCCCCAAAACAAAATATCCGCGGTCGTAGACGCGCCGACTGACCCGGCCAGCCGTAGCATAAAGTTAGCCCCGCTAGCGCCAGATACTGAAAACCGCGTAAATGAAGACGGTGTTACAGATATATTCTGGACATTGGAGCCAGTCAGAAGCTGGAGCGAATACGTGTTCGCGTCGTTGCTCTTTAAATAAACCGTGGCTGTGCGCGTATCGGTTCCGCCAATAAACTGAAAAACACGACTAAGATCACTGACAGTAGTGCCTGCGCCTCGGTTAAACTCAATGCGATCAGCAGTCGTAGTGCCATCTGGTGCAACGGCGAAGTTGGGTGTGACGACAGGGGCCACACCAGTGCCGGTTGCGTCTTTTGTCCACGCACTTTCGTTTGCGCCGGACGAATGCAAAAGCAAGTTTGCGCGTGTTTCTTCAATCAACAACCCTTTAGGCGCAAGTGTGGCGGGGTCGTAGTCGAAACGAGGCAAATTAGCGTTGACAGTCTCAATCAGGCCGCTGCTGTTGACGCGGGTAGCCGTGTTTAATGCCCGCGTGACAGTCACACGAGGATCAAGCACGCCAGTCGTAAAGTCCAGCGCAAGCCGAGGTAAAACCCGCTCGGTAGCGGTAGGTGCGTATGCAGGCGTTATCATGGGTTAGGCACCTTACGGACACGGATACGAATAGTCCCGCTTCCAAGATCAATCGTTCCGCCAGTTTCATTCTGAAAACGCACCGTGACGGTGTTGAGCGCAGTAACTTGGCCGTCCAAATTGATGCCTTGCGTATCAAGCGAAAACGAAATCTGATCGACGTAATCGCCAAGCGCCGCACCCGTTACGGTCACATCGGTTTCCGCGCCAGCACCATCGTTTAGGCTGGGTGGGTCATAAGTGGCTGAGGCAAACAAAATATAGCCTTGGTTTTCGCCGAACTCCGCTTCAGAAAACCCGCGAATACGTGCGGTCGATCCTGTCAAAGCGTTGTCAGCTACCCAGACATTCGTGTACGTTCCTACCCCAGTAAATTTGCGAACGCCGTGCGTCCCACCGCCTCCAACATTTCCAGTAATGGTCAACTGTGCAAAATTACCCGTTGCACCGGTCTGCACGCCAATTGCGTCCGTGGCGGCGGTCATGGTGATGCTGTTGTCGCGGACGCCACAGTTGTTAATGTCAGCGGTGTTGGCGTAGACATAGATGCCTTCGGCGCTGCTGCCGTAAATCGTATTGCCCGATATATCGACAGCCGAGATCGTCGCTGCTTCAGACAAAACATAGACGCCGCGACCAGTGCTGGAGATTACGGTGTTGTCTGAAATGTTTAGCCCGTTAATATCGCGGTTCGCAGTGTTCGACCGCGCTAAAATTCCGTGGTTCGCCGCATTCAGAACAGTGTTGCCCGTGATGTTGACGCCGCTAATCGTCCCAACGGTGCCAACTGGGAGAAGGTAGACGCCAAAAAGGCCGCTGTCACGGATTACGTTGCCCTTAACGGTTAAACCAGTTTGATTTTCAGGGCGGCGCGGCTCCAAAAAAACGCCATAGTTTTTGCAACCGATTAGGGTGTTGTCAGCGATGACAACGTCAAGGCCTTGCCATGTTATGCCATCAGAGTTGGTGCCGTTTTTGGCGGTCGCCGTGTTTCCGACAAAGTTCCAATACTGGCACGGGCTATGACCATCGTATGCGCTATCAAGGCCACCATAAGCATTGTTGCCAATGATGTTGACAAAGCGGTTTAAACCATAGCCACCAGTGTTCCCGCCGCCGCTAACGCCATGACGGCAATCAATGAACTTGTTGCCGATCACGTCGCCCCATTGGCTGCCGTCATAGATAGCTACACCATAACCAGTGCCAGCATTGTTGGAGCGATAGAATGAGCAATTGGTCGCGGAAAAATTAAGGGTGCTTTGGAAGGTCAAAGCCTCAAAATCGCCGTCCTCAAAAATGATGCTATCAACGTGAACATCGTTGCAGCGGTAAAACGTCAGCAACTTATCGTTCGTTCCAGAACCACGAATGGTGCCGCCACCAAAAACGCGGATATTGGAGACCGGGTTCAGCTTGCGAATAGACGCCGTGTCAGCCGTAGCATAATCACTCCACAGGCCGTCTTGAAGCGTAATTGATCCGCTGGAAGTCGATTTGACGATCTGGAACTCACCGTCTTTCTGCGCTGCGGGGTCGGGCTGCCGTTCAGAGTAGATCAGCACATAATCGCCAGCGGTAAAGGCAGCCTCGGCGCCTGCGGCTACCGCTACGCTAGTGTTGGTGCGTGAAGCATTAGACGCGAGCGGCACTGCCGTGCCCACGGTACCTTGCGCTTGCATTGCAATACCGCCCGACAAGGTGGCCACGTCAAGAACGGCTTTTGCGCCTATATTAAGATGCACGTTTGAAAGCAAAACTAACGCAGTGTCGATATTGTAGACACCTTCCGGGAACCAAAGTGTGCCGCCGCCAGCCGCGTTGAGCGCCGATATGACTGCGTTGATTGCTGGGCCGTCATCCGCCACGCCATCGCCTACAGCGCCGAAGTCCTTGACGGAGACGTATTGCTCCAGCTTGGTTTGGACGGTTTGCGCGGTGGCCCCGGTAAAGCCCGCAGTATACCCTACGTCGCTCGCGTCTACAGCCCCGGTGGTAGTTTGAACGGCCGTGGTGAACTTGACTTCGGCACCGACATGCAAGCCGCTGGTAAAGGTCACGGTGTCGCTGTCCGTCTCCAGATAGCTGTCGCCGACGTACTGGTTCACACCGTCAATGTAGACCGACAGCGAGTTGGTGCCCGGCGTGTAGTTGATCGTCGAGAGATTGAACACAGTCTGACCGGCCGTGGCCGTGATGACCTCTTCCTGCACCGTGTAGTTGACAAAGTTCGAGTTGACGCCGGTGATGTTATCGTAGGTGCCAATCAGGATTGCCGTCGAGGTTTCGATGACAAACTTGTAGATCAGGCTGTCGGTCAGCCAAATCTCGCCGCCCGGTACGCGCCCGGCGCTGTCCAAAACGATAGGATTGGCGTGCGGCGTGCCCCCGAGCGCGCTGGTGTACGTAGCCTGCGGCGTGGTAGTGCCGGCCGCGTAGGTGTAAATCTTACCCCCTGACAGCGGCTGGCCGTTGTTATCAAAAAACTGACCAGCAAAACCGCCGATAGGTGAGGGATTAACAGACATAGCTACACACCCAGATTGCCGGCCGCCACGAAGGTGTTAGCGACCGGGCAGATTAGCGAAATGACGGCGTACTGGCCCATAGTGCTAAACAGCGACGAGTAGGACACCAGCGTCTGCCCGCCAGCGGCCACCGTAACCTTGCCTGCGTCGCCCTGAATGATCGTCACGCTGAAGCCCGCACCCAGACCGGCCGCGCAGGTAATCGTTACCGCGGACCCGCTGGTGCAGTAGATGACCTTGCCGTTGTCAGCGGCCGACAGCGTGCGGCTGGTCGTGGCTTCGGTAATGATGCCGTCAGGCGTCAGAATGTAGCCCGCGGCAGACGCTGGCCCCGAGATGTTTAGCGGAACCCCCGTGACGTTCATCATGCGTAGTAACTCACGTTAATTTTTCCGCCGGCCACTGTGTTAATGAACCGAAGGTTGGTGAGGTTGCCGTCGTAGAGCAGCGACGTGCCGACATAGATGGGCATACCGACCGATGCCGTCGGGTCGGTGCCGTCGTCGCGCCAGCGCACATTCTGCCCTTCAGGGGTGATGATGGCGAAGGTCGCCTGCTGGACCGACCCGTCAGGGGCGCGGGCAGGGACCGTCAGGCTGGTAGCCGAGTTTGGGGTGAGCTGCTGATAGCCCAGACAGAAAGTGGTGGTCTTCAGTCCCATGATGTAACCTCACGCCAAAAATTTGAGTTTGTACAGGGTGGTATAATACAGCCCAAAAATCTCGTCGATGATGTTCTGGAGTGGGGTGCACTCCTTCTCGACGACCTTATACCGCATTTCCATCAGGTCGTCCACTTGACCTTCAAGGAAGTCTACGACGTTGCTGGTCTTCTTGGCTGACATCAGCGAAATAGGCCCGATCAGGCCGTATTTGCCCTGATAGGCTTCCGCAAACTTGTCCGCGAGATCAATGACCCCGTCGTAAAACTCGCCCAGCGCCGTGTGCTTGGCGTAGCTGCGCGTGTTCAGGTGCGCCGAATGCGTCACGTCGCGTGCCAGAAACAGCATTCCGATGAAGTCGTTACAGTTGCTCATTTTCAGCCATTCCTTCGGGCATTTCTGGCATCATTTCAGGCATTTCTGGCATCATTTCAGGCATTTCTGGCATCATTTCAGGCATTTCCGGAGCCTCTTCAGGTTCCTCGGCTTCAGGCATCTCGCGCATCTGCGGTGCCTCGCCGATCAGGTCGCCGGTGTCCAGCGCGGCGGCGATAGTGCCCATGACGATGTCCTGAATCTGTTCCGGCGTCATGCTGTTCTGGACCGCGGCGATGCGTTTGGTTTCGGCGTTGTAGGCGTCGATCTCGGACCGGTAACGGTCGATCTCGACCTTCTGCATTTCGGCGCTGTCCTGAATGTTCTGCATGATGTCGGTGACGCGATTCAGTTCCTGCGTCATTGCCTCGATCTGCTGCTGCGCCGCCATCATTTCGGGCGACTGATCGCCTTCGGACAGCACCTTCGGGTCCAGAATCTTCTTGAACCGTGCGGCCATTTCCTGCGCGCCCGGCCAGTCCATGTTCTTGATGAACAGGTCGCCGGCCACCGTCCAAAGCTGCGGGTTGGCCTGCAAAATCTGGCTCATGGCGTCGAGCGCTTCCTGACGCTTGGTCATGTAGCCGGGGCCGGTCGTGACCATCACGTCATAAGTGCCCACGCCGGGGTTGTAGATTTTCTCGATCATGGCGCCCGATTGGTCGCGGATTTCCTTGACCGGCTCCTGCTGCATCGGGTTGAACTTGACCATGCTCACGTCGCCATCGACACCAATGATGCGGGCGATGCGCTGCGTATCGTAAATCTTCGGGATCAGGTCGACGATCTGACGCGTGATGTGACGCACCGCGCGGGCGAGGTTATCGACGTAGTGGTACGTCCCCACGTCGCCCTGTTTTTCACGGGCCACGATAGCCTTGGCCGAGCGCTCGTTGCCGCCGATCCCCAGTGAGGCGTCGTACTGGCCTGTGGTGCCCTTGATGTCGTCAGCAGCCCCCATTTTGGCCTGTATCAGGCCAGTCTGGGGCAACGGAGGAGGTGCACGCTGCGGAAGAGGGAGGACATTCCCAGCGCCGTCCGTCACGTCGGGATTGACCTCCAGATACGGCCAGTTGGTCGTGTTGGCGGTCTTCCACTGCTGTTCGTAGCCTTCGAACTGGCCGCCGTAACCGATAAACGGCGCCTTGGGCGCCAGCGCCAGCATCTCTGCCTCTTGGCTGGTCCAGTAGTTGTACATGCGCTGCGCGTCCTTGGCGTTGCGCACAAGACCGCTGATGTGCAGTCGGCCGTCCACTTCCCACTCGTTGCCGATCACACGGACGACAGGAATCCACTTGCCCGGCCACTCGCGCTCGTCGAGCACGTCGAAGCCGTTAGTCTTCATCCACATGACCTTCTTGCGGTCTACCTGACGGCTGCGGACGGGTGCCCCGAACATGGCCATAAGCTGCTTGTCGCGGGGCGTGCGCGAGATGGCCGTCTGGTTGTCAGGGTAGAGGTGCAGGGTGGCACGCTCGTACTCGCAGTAGAAATACTCCGCGATGCGGATGGTGTCTTCCTGAAGCCACGACGAGATGCCCTGATCGCCGACGCCTTGGCTGTACAGCGTCGAGATCGGCGTCGCGTCCGGGAACATCCGCTCGTATTCGCTCTTGAGGATGTCTTCCGTAACGAAGCACCACTGCGCGTCAGCCCCGCACGGGTCTTGGATCGTCGGGTCCATGTAGACGCTGAACGAGTTGCGCACCCGCCCGATGCGGATGTCCTGATCGAACGTCTCGTCGTTGCAGTACTCGGTCAGCAGGCGGAGGTAGCCTTCACCGTAAGTGACCTGATTGTCGCAGGCCGTGTCGTAGGCCACGTCGGCGTCCGACATGTACTCGATGTGGCGCACCACGCCGTTCAGGATTTCCGCGACCTCGATGTCGGCGTTGTCATCAGCCGGGATGACCTTGCCGCTGGGGCGGTTCTGGCGCTGCTCGTTCGTGACCTGACGGACGTGCTGCGGCAGCTTGTTGATCGTCAGGCACGGGCGGGCGTTGATCGTCTGGCCCTGCACGGCCCCGCGGGTCGCCAGCACGTCGGCCGGCCACTGCCACTGATTGTCAGGGCTGCCCGCCATGAACCGCAGGTCGTCGAGTTCATCCTCGCGGCTGTCCGAGTAGGCCGACTGCGCCATTTGCAGCCGGTGGCGCATGGTCGCCATCTTGTCGTCGCTGCCCGACGACTTGGCAGGGTTAGACCCCACGTTGGCGACCTTGCCAGCCGTATTGATGCCCGTGGGATCGGCCATATTACTTCTTCTTGCCCTTCTTGGCGGCTTCGCGCTTTACCGCATAGGCGATAGCAACCGCTTGTTTTTGCGGCTTTCCAGCGGCAATTTCAGCCTTGATGTTTTTGCGGAAGGCGGTTTTGCCCGCCGACTTGACCAGAGGCACGTCAGCGGCCCTTCTTCACAGGCGTCTCGCGCATGCGCGTGACGACGCTAATCACGTCCTTGGCGGGCCGACGCCGCATCAGGGCACTTTCGCCTGCTTCTTCGCGCTGAATGCGCTCAGCGCGGCCCAGAACGGCGCTGGTGGACATGTTCGGGGCCGGTTTGGTAGCCGGCTTGGGCTTCGGCAGGGTCATGCGGGGCGGCTTGGCCATTTTACTTGCCTTTCTTCGCGGTTTTGGCGCTGTCACGGAACGCTTTGGCGGTCGGAGCGCCTTTAGCGCCCGGTTTGCGCATTTTTTCGCCTGATCCGGCCGCAATTCGGGCCTTTTTGGCGTGAATGTTGGCGTATAGTCCCGGTTTCATGAGCATTTCCACCGCTTGAGGCTGGCCTTGGCACGTTCGCCGTCCTTGGCCTTGGCTGCTACCGCGCCCATTCGGGCGCAAAACGACTTCTTACGGCCTGCATCGGCCTTTGTCTTGGGGTTCGGCGCCGGTGCCTTGAGGTTTGACCCAGTTTCGCGGTTATACTTGGCCCTGCCTTTAGCGGTCAGCCCTGCGCCCTTGGACACCGGCAGCTTTTCGCCGCGCCCAACCGCCAGTGATACTGACTTTTTCTTGTCGGCCATGTGTCAGGCCCCCAGCCAAGATGTAGAAATTCCGCTCATAGAGTACCCTTTGCGCGGTGTTCTGTCAACGCGGGCTTCGCGGGACGCCAGCGGGTATGCGAAAGTCAGCGCGATGGCGTCGGCAGCGTCTGGCGAGGCCAGCCCGCGGGCTTTCATGTCCTTCTTGCTTTCAAGGAACAGCGTGCCTTTGCTGTCAGGCTTGACGCGCGGCCCGATCAGGTCGGTTTTCAGGAAGCGATCCTCGGGGATCGACGCTTCCTTGAGCCAGTCGCGCATGGCGCCCCACATTTCGGCGCGCTTGTTGCCGTACATCATCTGCTTCTGCGCCTTGTTGCCGAAGTTGACGCCCCTGATCTTGTACCGCTGCTCCTTCAGTCGGTCCACGACGCCTGCGCCGAGGCCGCCCTCGTCGATGCAGACCAGCGCCGGTTTGTACTCCTCGATGGCGTCGATGACGTGCCCGACCACTTCCATCGTGTCGGCCCCGCGCATCCGCTTGATGGCGACGATGTCGCGGCCCTGCCGCACGGCGATCACGGTTGCGTCCGACCCGAACCGCGCCGGATCCACTCCGATAGCGATGGGCGCGGACGCATCCTTGTAGCGCGGCCGGCGCATGGCGTCATCGACCACGTTGACTGCGATGAACTGGTCGTCGCCCTCCGACGGGAACTGTCCGTAGACCTCGACGTTGGCTTGGTAGCTGTCCGGGCCGTACTCGTCGATGATCTGCTGGTAGAGGTTTTTGTCGGTTCCTTCGACCTCGCGGGCGTCGATGTTGCGCGTGTGCCAGAAGCTGCGCTTGGAGTTGAACGTCTCGTAGAAATACCCCGTGTTGCGGCGGGGATTGGAGAAGGCCAAATGGAAGCGATTGGGCGTGTTTTCCGTGAAGAAGCCCTGCGCCACCGACCAGATGCTGTCGGGGATACCGCTGGCTTCGTCGAAGATCAGCAGCACACCGTCGAAGTTATGTACCCCTGCGTAGGCGTCAGGGTTCTCTTCAGACCACAGCCGCCCTTCGACCGACCAGTAGCGCGTGCCTTTCTTCAGGTCGCGCTCGACGATTTCCGTCAGCCATTTGGCGGGCATGATGCGGGTGGCGGCTACCTCGAACCAGTGGCTGTTCAGCGACATCGCCAGCCACTTGGTAATTTCCGCCCATGTGACCGAGCGTAGCTGCGCTTCGGAGTTGGCCGACACGATAGTGGTCGAGCCTATCCGGGTGGATAGCATCCAGATAACCAGCCAACTAACCAAGGCAGACTTGCCAATACCGCGACCCGAAGCCACCGCTTTCCTAAACGTATCATAATCCAGCTTTCCGCTGTTGGCTTGGATATGATTACGTAAATCTACTAGGATGTCACGCTGCCATTTGCGCGGGCCCGTAAAATGCTCCAGCGGCGTGCCGCGTTCGCCCCACGGGAAGGCCAGCAGCACGAAGGCCAGCGGGTCGTCCTTGATGGCGGGCGACCACAGCCGCGCCATCAGTTCCATCTCGTCCTGAGCGGAGTAGACCGGCTGCTGCATCAGAACATGTTTTCGTAGGGGTTGAAGCCGCCTGCGTTGCCGTAAGTGCCTCCGTAGGCCCCGCTACCGTATGTTCCGTAGGTGCTGGGCGTCCTGTACCGCCCGAACGGCGACTGCGGCGGTGGTGCGTAGCCGGCGCCCAGCATGGCGTTGCGGGGGCCGCCTGCGCTGGCGCCGCGGCCTTGGAAGCCCTGATAGGGCTGGAACGGCGTCATGGTGCTGAATGTCGGCATGGCGGGCATGTCCGCCAGCGTCGGGATGGGCGCGAAGTCCTGCGTGCGCTGCATGGCCGCAGAGATCGGGGTTACAGGTGCCACTTGCGTAGCGCCGCGGCTGCCGCCGCCAAGGTTGAAGTTCATCCCGAACGCGCCGGGCGTCGACATGCCGCTGGCATCCCCAAACGGATCAATCCGCATGACTGCCGGACCGCCGCTTTCCACGGGCATGTAGGGAATGAACCCATTAGTCATCGCGTTGCGCATGGACCGTCTCCGTAGGGCTGGGCACCGTGGCCGTCCGGTCTTCTAGCGCATTTACCGGGCTATAGATACCCTCGATTACGCGCGTCTGCGCCCGCTCCAGCGCGCCGATCACGCTGATCTGCTGGTCGACGTTCACGTCGATCTGCTGCTTGGCTACCCACCCATGCTGGTGCTTGAGGATGTTCAGCGCCGCGGTGGCGTCGCCGTCCGCTGCTGCGTCGTGCAGCGTCTTGGCCGCGAGGTATTCGCCGTCCGCCCGGCCTTTCAGTTCCGCCATCTCCACCAGCGGGTCAAACTCCTGCAAGCGGCGAAACTGCGCCGGCGTCAGTCCAGCCTTAAGCGCGAGGCTGTCACCCTTCAGGCCGTACTTGGCGGCTTCATAGATCGCTTCCAGACGCGCCTCAGTGGCTTCGACGCGTTCGGGCGTGAACGGCAGTGAGTAGAAGGTCATAACCGTAATCCTAACGCAATTTCGGCACCTTTTCTAGCCGCCGCCGCTTCCTCCTTAGTTTGATAGAGCCCAAGGTATATGGCTTTGCGGTTTACCGTTATGCGCGCTTCCCAAGCATTGCGGTTTTTTGACGCCGCCGTCACGCCTTTTTCGCCGGACGAGGCTCTGCCAGCTATATTGTGGCAATTAACAGAGCGCGTGACAGACCGCAAATTGTCGATACGGTTGTCTAGCCTATCGCGGTTTATGTGGTCAACGTCGGCGGAAGGCCAATCTCCATAGACCCATAACCATGCCAGTCTGTGCGCTGGTGTTGCTCGCCCTTTAAACGTCAAATATCGGTATCCTTGCGGCGATATGCACCCTGCTATGTCGCCTGCTTTTTGCCTACCCCAAGACGTGCGGCGGCGAAATTCGCCGGTGTTGGGGTCATAATCGTATTTGGTTTTTAGGGCGTCTAAATCGGTCATAGCTAACCATACCGCAGTTTTTAAAAAATAAAAAGAAAAAAATTAATTTTTGTCTGCGGACCGTGCCCGTGACAATCACACGGCGCTCGGCCCCACCCCCTCCCCCTCCAGCCAACCGGCAATCCGGTTTTATGCTGCAATGCAGCAAAGCGCGTGGCCCTTTTGGCTGTGGGCAATGTGGGCAATGCGCGGGACCATTGCTGGCTGGCGATGCACGAGCACACATTGTCTAGCTGGCAGGTAGACAAATGAGAACATCGACGAGGGCGGTCAGCCGATCGCGCAACTATCAGACAGCCATGAAACAGATTGTGTTTCACATCGCAGACCCGGCGAAACTTACCCTCAAAGCCGTCACACTTTTTGTTATTTTGTTGTTTAGAAC